CAGCTATCAATTTGCTGAAAACATCATAGAGGAAATCTTTCTTCCATATACTGCTGGTAGTTTAATTCTTTCATACGATGATTGTTTAACTAACATCGTTAAGTCAGCTAGTGCAGGTACACCATTTAATAATATTCATAATCTTAAAACTAAAGGGCAAGTTGTGGCCCAGCCATTTTTTAAGACCATGGTCGAAACACTGCATGAAAATGCACTCAATTCTGACCCATTCCCGGTTATGTGGCAAATATCACAAAAGAGAGAACTCCGCTCTTTGGAAAAGCTAAGCGGTCCAATAGAAAAAATTCGTGTTTTTCTCTCAGCTCCAGTAGACTTTATAATGCTACAATTGCAGTATTGTCTAGATTTTAATAATCGTTTCACCTTAGCTTCAGAAACAACTTCTTCCAAAGTTGGATTTACTAAGTTTTATGGTGGCTGGAACAAACTTTATCGTGACTTAAAATTTTGCGATGTTTCTTTATCCCTTGATGGTGAACATTATGATACTTGCATTGCTAATTATCATATGCGATCTGTTCAAAAGATTAGACTTAAGTCTTTTCACTATCAATATAAGGAAAATGGAAGTAACATTACTAAGGTAATTAAATGGATTTATTGGTGTATAATGAATTCATTATTAGTTCTTGAAAACGGTGAATTTGTTTTTAAGGATATAGGTAATACATCTGGTCAATCTAGTACTTTAACTGATAATACTTATATATCTTTAGTTATGCTTGCTTACCATTACGTTCGAACTTGTGTTAATAACAAGATTCAACCTTCCACCGCACATTTCATTAAAATTCTTCGCAATGCTGTTGTTGGCGATGATGTTCTAACATCTCCACATACAGATTATATGCATTGGTTTACTCTAGAAAAATGTAGAGTGAACTATAAAGAATTAGGAATGAATATTACCTCACAATTTGAAACTTTTCAACCTTTAGACAAAATTGAATTTTGTTCTCAGAATTTTGTCAAAGATGCCTCTGGTTTTGTACTACCCTGGGTTAGTCCCAATAAATTATATTCTAGTCTAATTCTAGGTAGTAAAAACCCTGATCCTCGATGGAACCTTCTTAGAGTTTATGCTCTTAGAAATGAAGGATGGCCCAACAAGTTATTTGTCAAATTATGTCTTGATGTTGAGCAATTCATTTTTACCAATTATAGGCATTTTTTGGTAGGTTCTGTCTATGTCCCAAGTAGTGATGAATTAATGGACATTCATACAATATATAGCACTAAGTTGACTGATGCAGAGCTCGATTATCTCTACTACGGTAGAGAATCAGTTAATCCTGTTAGGTCAAATATTGAACAATTATTTGAACTAAGCCGGGTTAGCTATTAAATCATCAGCCCTTTTAAAATCGTTCTAATGGATATTATCGACATATCCTCTCTTATTGCTAATTTTAGTCTCTTCTTTACTTTAGTATTTGAAGTATTCATCTTTTATAAATATCACACTCACGTTTCTGAAATTGTTAAAAAACAAGCAGATAATTCAAAATGAGTCAAACTACTATGGGTCACATGCGCTCTGATATTAAGCGCAGTGAAAGTGTCCTCACTAAACTTGAGGGACGTGGTCTTACTGAAGCTGGTAAAGAGTGGCTTATAGCTGCTTTTGATCCGTTTCATGATCGCGATGTTAATTGCACTGGTTATCCAGATGCGAATTCAACTCAATCAATGCTTCAATGTATTACTTTAACTGCACAAGTTTCAGGTCCAGATACAACCACAAATTGGGATTGTCATATCGTTGATTGGCCTTTTCTTGGCAGCTTAACTGCTAAACAAAATGCTAATTCA